ATCGTGATAAGGTTTCGTTCCCCTCCCGAAAGGGACACTTCTCAACAAGTGGGTTGCAGGGTGGAGCAGCAACAAAAATATTACGCTCCTGGCGATCTTGCCAAGGTCCTCTTGGGACTGAAAAGTCCTATGAGGCCTGCCCCGCCACTGTTAGACCCGTATATTTTGTCTCGGAGGATGCCCAGGAACAGTTTGCTCTATCTGTTTCGAGGCATTTAGCTCACGAGCTACGGGGTGTTAAGAAGTATTTACCCGATGGATCCATCGAGTATGTTCGGCCCATGGCTGCCAAGCCCATTGCTGTCACCGAGCCTTGTAAGGTGCGCGTGGTTACTTGTGGTCCAGAGTACTGTTACTGGTGGTTGAAAGACCTCCAAAAGTTTCTCTGGTCGGTTTTGAAGGATTTGCCTCAAACCCGGCTAATTGGTGAGCCTATAAGTGAAGCGTACTTGAATGAGATGTTCCGGGACTGTCCCGAAGGGACATGGTACACTTCGGTTGACTACAGGGCGAGCACTGATATGCTCCGTGCCTGTCTTTCCCGTACAGGCGCTCGCGCTTTGGCGGAGTGCCTATCACTCAACCCACTTGATGCTGAAGTTCTTGAAAAAGCACTTGTGGGTCACACTCTCAGTTATACGAATGACAGTGGTGGTCGAGATGAGTGTGAGCAGAGTAATGGTCAGCTCATGGGTTCACCCGTGAGTTTTCCACTCCTCTGTATCATAAACCTCGCGATCATCCGTTATTCGTTAGAGAGTGATTATCTCCCCGGACAGGACCCTTTTAGATCCTGGGGGATGAAGAGGGAGAAGAAGTACCTTCGATTGAAGGACCTCCCTATGAGTGTTAACGGGGATGATGGCCTTTTTGGGCACGTGGACCCTGGGAAGTTTGAGCTATGGAAGGGCACGGCGGAAGTTGCCGGCCTGGAGTCTTCGGTGGGAAAGACCTATTTCTCACAGGACTTTATCCAGATGAACTCTACTACTTTCATTGTGGAGTATGAAAAGTTCATTGGGCCTCTCCGTATGAATGAAGTTCGTCGGAAGGTTCCGTGGTTCACCCTGGTTCCCTATATCAACTTTGGTCACCTGAGTCCCTTTGATCCTAAGGGTGGTAAGGAACGCACGTATCGTGATCTTCCGGCCTTGGCCCGAAGACTCATTGATGGTTTTCCGCCCGAGCGGGCGGACGCTCTTATGGGATGGTTCCTGCGCGATCATCGCGCCTTGTTAGGTACCCTCCCTACCGGTATGTCGTATTGGCTCCCAGTTCACCTTGGGGGCCTTGGTCTGCCGGTTACTCGCGAATTGGATGACCACTGCTTCTCTAGCATGCAGTTGAGTTTCGCG